AAATCCCGCGACCAGGAGAACGAGGAAATTGCGCTAACGGTAGGGAAGCTGCGCGTTGAGCTTGAGGCAGAAAAACAGCGGGCAAAGGATCTGTTTATGGAAAATGCTCGGCTTAAGTCAGGTATAGCCGGTCTGATACACCTCGGTATTCGATATGCAGATGTTGATGTCATGAAAATTGCTGGAGATGCCCAGCTTTCTACCCCATGCACTGACAGCATCATAAACAGCATTGCAACAGGCATTCGCATCAACGGAGGTGAGTAGTGCGTGTGGCATGTATTGGCTTGTTACCGTACCCGACTCGTTTTTGGGCTTCTGCGCTAATTGCAAAGCCGTATGTCCTGATGGCTGACAACATCATCCCGGCACCAAAGCGCCGCCATACCGGTATTGCAGCGGCACGACGAGCAGCAAAGAGACGCAGGAGAGCAAAGCGATGAAAAACCGTAAGGCAAAGATTCTGTTAGTTCGTAGAAACGCTCCTGGCGTCTGGCAGTGGGTGAGACTCAGCAACCGACGGATGGGGTTGATGAAATATTACGGGATGATGGATTGTGGTTTTTGCAAAAAGCCCAGCGCGGCGCAAAACCGCTGGAAAAACCACTTGCGCACTAAAGGAGAGTGATATGGCTATTGCCGCAAGTTACACAATGCATCTCTATTGTGACTGCCGCCAGTGTACGGAAGGTGTATATCCAGTGCCAGACTTCGGTGAGTATATAGGTACGTCATGGGCTGGCTGTGCAAAAGAGGCGCGCAAGGATGGCTGGCGAATAAGCAAAGACAAAACGCGTGCTTTTGCGCCCGGGCATAAAGTTTTGAGGATTAACAAATGATCACTATTACCAAAGAGCGACTGCTGACAATCAAGCAGTGGCGCGAAACATACGGACCTGGTAGCAACGTTGTACTGCCAGCAGAAGAAGCGGAAGAACTGGCACGAATTGCACTGGCATCGCTGGAAGCAGAGCCTGTAAGCCAAACTTACAACTTGCCAGAATTAATCGAAGGCATGGAAGTTTCCATTGATGTAAGCACTTGTGATGCTGATTTAGGTAATCGCTATTTCGGCACCGTCACCGAGGCGTTAGAACTTGATACTGCCAAGAATGGTTACATCCTCCTGGTTCAGGACGCAGAGCCAAACTTCGATGTAAATGGCAACTCTCCGGTAACTCCGGATAGTTGGATAAGCTGTAGTGAGCGAATGCCCGCTCAAGATGATTGGATTTTAATTTATTCAAAGCACGGCGAGTATATGGCAGGCCAGGTGCAAGGGGAATACGTGGAGTTGAGCGACGGCACTTTATCGTGGTTAGGGAACGCCTTGTTCTGGATGCCGCTACCAGAACCGCCGCAGGAGGTGAATCAATGAGCTGGCCTGAAGCATTCACCACGGTAGGAATTGTGATGGCGGCAGCACTGGGTTTGTATTCAATTTGTCGCTGGTGGTAACGATGGGAAAAATAACTTTTGTAGTCGAATTTGAGGATGGCAAAGAGCCACCTGTTAGCGCCAATCTTGATGTTGCTGGTGGCAGGCTTGTTTCGGTTCTATTTGGTGACTACCGAGATGACTTCTTCCAACCAGAAGAAGTTGATGTAGTGCGAGAGGCATTAAACGAGTTAAGTGTTGATAACGATGATGCTCATGCGGAAATCATCCAAAAAATGGAACTGCTAACTCACTAAATTATCAATTATGGTGCTATCACCTACGACACCGAGAGAAAATTTATAATGTCAAAAGTAAATGTTTTGATTTTTTCAGCAATTGTTGGCTTTGGTTTTACTGCCGGAGTGCAGATTTATATTACGTGGGAAAAAATCATCAACTACGCATGGAGTTGTTTTATTAAGTGAGGTAAGTATGTGGAGAGGTAATAGTCATGGCAAAAGCCAGATGATACTTACCGAATATCAGTTTGACCATAAAACCAATAAATCACGTTCAGTATATTTGCTTCGGCACAATAGCCGCGTAAGGAATACCGTGCTGGAGCAAAATCTGACTGTTGAAATAGATAATTACGGGAGCTTCAAGCCAACAATTTCGCTTGATGATTTTCCTCGTGGTTTAAGCGAAAGAGAAGCAATGCTGAAATTAGCAGAATGGCTACAAAGATTAAGCATTGCTATTGAAGATAACTGGTCTGAACCTTAAATTTATATGATGACACTAAAACATTTTCTTGACCGCCCATTATGGGCGGCAGCCGCAGGCTATGACTTTAATTATATGGATTGCATGTCTTATACCGCCAATGCATACGACTATTCCTTCAGTCTGCTGCTTAATTCTTTAAGAATATTGCCGCAAACAGAAGTTGGAGAGCTTCATTTATGGCTATTGGGCTTTATCGCGGCTGGAGTTGGTATTGCTGTATGGCCTTTTATTTTCTGGCTGGTGGCTGTTGTAGTGTGGTTTAAGTGCAAGACGTACCGGAGAAAGTATTTCTTAGGTGATGGAATGACTGATATTGCCAAAATGAACATTGAAAAATGGACTAAGGAATGTGAAAAGAAATGGCGCAAAAAGAAATGACCAGAATCACTGAAGAGCGTATATCAGAGATTATTTCCCGTATCGAAATGTATGGTCACGGTGCTGGATATACGGCAGATGAAGTATTGGCACTTGCCCAAATGGCTTTGGCGGCTTGCAAAGATGATAAAAAAATGAAGTTTATCGACTTGTTAGTGAAGGAACTGCCTAAGTGCGGCGGGTGGCCTGATGGAATGAGTTATTGTTACCTACCCAGTGTCAATTTAATGGCACCATGCGCGACTTTTGCTTTTGGCTCAGACCACAAAAAAGACACTTTCTTTGGGCGCAATTTTTGTTGTGAGATTGAGCTTCCAATTGGTGACCTTGATAGCGATGAATACCAGTCAGTTGTCACTCGCGAACAATACGAATCAGCTCTCATAGCGTCGCAGAAAGTCGAGTTCAATGGTGATGAACTTGAAAGTAAGACTTACAGGTTGGATTTTGGGCAATGGCTGGAACAGCAACGCGGGAAAATCGATGTGGACTGTGGTTGTGTGTCCACTGAAACATTCATGCACTGGCTGCGGGTAGCTTACGAGGCTGGCAACTATCCGGATATTCCGGATAGTTCGGTGCCAGCACCAGGAAAGGGCGTCACCGGTGAACGTATCCGAATTAAGCCGCATGTTTATCGCGAACTGGTTAACCGTCTCCACGATACAGCGATCAAGTGTGCTGGCACCCAGCAATTACGAGAAAGAATTAGCCGTGTTTTGGGCGACGTTATTACACCAGATCATCATAAACAAGCCGAGAAAAGTGGCCTGGAAAGGTGTCACCTTGAGGCGGCATTAAACATTAAGCCGGGGCATACGCTTGGCATTATTGATGCACTATTGGTTCATAAGATGGCCAGGGCTTTATTGCCGCTGGTGGATGCTGGCGATACAAGCGAGGGTGAAGTATGAGAGTTGCAGATCACATCAAACACCTTGAAAGAATTATCGAAAACGGTGAACTCTTAAGAGATCAGATGAGACGCACGGCAGAAGTCAGAGAGGCGATAATCCGCAGTCAGGCTGGTAAATTAAAGCAATTATCAGAGATTAACGCGCTATACAAGAACAGACGTAACCGGGCGGCGCTGCGGCTTCAGAAAGCACGTAATGAAATTAAATTGGTGGAGGCAAAACTGAAAAAACAGATTCAGCGTTACGATCAGCAAGATGCTTTTTATGCCGCCATCAAGGCGGCTGCTAATGAAATAGGCATCTGGAAGTTGCTGGTGGAGAAAGCAAAGACGAAGTTAAATGCCAACGAAAGCTGAACTACAGGTACCCACCAGCACATACAGAAAATGATTGTTTCCACATCAAGGAGATTTTAATGTTTCACTGAACATTAAGTAAGCCAGTGCATAATTCCATTTTTTACTGACCTTAAAAGCAAAATCAAAACGATGATGAGGATGATCGCCAGAATCTGGCTAATAACAGGCGCATCTAAAAATGCACTCAGGAACTGAAAAAAAGCAGTCATTAAGGTGGTTCCTTGTCAAATGTAAAGGAGCACTTGCTCACGTTGACGTAGAAACCCAACCCCTATATAGTTGGATTCGGTGAAAGAAAGTCGTTAACGTGAGCTTACGGCACATGTTTTCGGAACAACATCAGGGAACGGCTAATTCCTTGATGCGGATGGGGTCTGTAATGCAGACCCTATCTATTAACGTCATGATTGCATCTCAAATTTTCTCCTTATCTTCATTAATCAAAATTCATTTCATTTGTGAAACATCACAATATTTAGAAAATGGCCCTCTTGCAAGTGCATAACTTTGTGGATAAATCAGGAAGAAAAAAGTTGATTCTGCGCACGGCAAGGCAGATAAGCTGTGCACAAAAATCAATGGGAAAAGAAAAAAAATTAAAAGTTACTTTGCTGGTTAAATAATAGTCGTTACGCAATTGTTCTGGATGGGATTTGATATGCACGATTGGAATATTGCAGCTAAAAGTCAGGAAGAACGGGATAAGGTTAACGTTGATCTGGCTGCCAGCGGTGTGGCGTACAAAGAGCGATTGAACATACCTGTCATAGCTGAACAGGTAGCCCGCGAGCAACCAGAGAATCTGCGCACCTATTTCATGGAACGGTTACGGCACTATCGGCAGTTAAGCCTCCAGTTGCCAAAAGGGAGCGATCCGGTGTATCAGAACGAGGATGCACCAAAAAAATAACGGCAAGATGGGGGAGAAATGTGATTAGCCCCCAGCGTGGCGCGCCTACAAACCCCGCTTTCACAAACTATGCCTTTTCAATGTATACTGTATGAATAAACAGTATCATTGAGGTAAAACGCTATGGGCTTCCCTTCTCCTGCGGCGGATTATGTTGAAAGCCGAATTTCTCTTGATCAGCAGATAATTAGACATCCTTCAGCGACCTACTTCATGCGGGCAGCTGATAGCCATCACCGTGAGGGAATATTGCAGGGTGCTTTGCTGGTGGTTGATTCCTCGCTTACTCCGGTTGATGGTTCTCTGCTTGTGTGCGCTATGGAGGGTGAATATCGCATAAAGAGATACAGGAAGTATCCGCGCCAGCACCTGGAGGATTTAAGCACCGGGAAGAAAGAGGCGTTACCAGTAGATGACGATGGATACACGGGCAGTAATGCTGTTTTTGGTGTGATCACTCATGTCATCAATGATGCCCGAAGTGGGGAATTTGATGATTGTCCGGTTATTTAAGCTGCAAAGTGCTGGTGCTTTATGCCTGTGAAGTTTATAATTGTGTACACATAACGAGTACACGAGGTGTTTATGCAATCCATTAACTTCCGTACCGCGCGTGGCAACCTTTCTGAAGTGCTCAACAATGTTGAAGCCGGGGAAGAGGTTGAAATCACCCGCAGAGGCCGTGAGCCAGCAGTAATTGTCAGCAAGGCTACTTTCGAAGCCTACAAAAAAGCGGCGCTGGATGCTGAATTTGCATCCCTGTTTGACACCCTGGACTCCACCAACAAGGAACTGGTTAACCGATAATGAGGCATATATCACCGGAAGAACTTATTGCGCTTCATGATGCGAATATAAGCCGCTACGGCGGCCTGCCGGGAATGTCTGATCCGGGTAGGGCAGAGGCCATTATCGGGAGAGTTCAGGCCAGAGTTGCCTACGAAGAGATCACCGACCTTTTCGAAGTCTCCGCCACCTACCTGGTGGCTACAGCGAGAGGGCATATATTCAATGATGCCAATAAGCGTACCGCGCTAAACAGTGCGCTGCTATTTCTACGCCGTAACGGGGTGCAGGTATTTGATTCACCTGAACTGGCAGACCTTACTGTAGGCGCTGCGACTGGCGAGATATCTGTATCTTCTGTCGCCGACACGTTACGTAGATTGTATGGTTCTGCGGAGTAGATTAATGGCACGCAAATACAACAAATTGTCCCGTGAAGCGTTAAAGATGCTTCTTGATGGCGTGAGTCGCCGCAAGGTAAAGCAATACCTGGTTGGTAAGCAAATTGGAGTCAGGACCGCTATTGCTGTGTTATGCCGTCAGGAAATGGTTGTGCTTAAACAGAGAATGCCGGGCAGCAGATAAAGCCCAATCAGTGATTAAAGGTGTGATGTGAAAGCCGTAATTACTCCCTTTGTACAGAAAGAGCTTGGCCTCGCCACGTTCAAAGTGGATCAGGAGGTCAGAAAGCTGGTGGAGGCTGGCCGTAAATTTATTATGGAGCCGGTGCCGCGTGAGTTAATCGAGCACATGGAAGACGGCCTCGTTGTTACCGAGCAAACCATGGCAACAAATGAGGCGTTGCAGCCGTTTTTTAACAGCGATGAACTGTTTCGCCGTATTGGTGGAATTGACGCGCTGGTGGCGTGGTTGCGTAGGAAAGAGGGTCAATGCCAGGCCGCAGATCGTAGTTGGTGTGACAACCATATTGTCCACGCTGAACGAGACAATAGCGCGGTGTTGTTGTGCTGGCATCACGATAACCATTACCGGATGCGTGGTTTTAATGAGCTGAAAGAAACGCTGCACAATAATCGCGTTAACTGGATACTGGATGTCGCCCGTCAGGAAATGGGCCTTTCAAATAGCCATGATTTAAGTATTCAGGAGCTGTGCTGGTGGGCTTTCATGCGCAACATGATGCACCTGATGCCGGAAGAAGTCTGCCGCATATCAATAAATAAGATGAAGGCTACTCCGCAGGATAGCGGACCTCTGAAAGAGGCGGATATTCGCCCGTATGACGATCGCGCTACAGCATATGTTCAGATGATGGAAGAACGCGCCGCGCCGATGCGTGCAAAAGTATGCCCTGTGGATGTTGACGCCGACCCTGGCATGGCGCATTTCAAAATACCAAAACTTCAATCGCTAAAATTGCCCGAGTACATGGATTTTGTGGCTTCCCGTCCATGCTGTGGCTGTGGAGCTGCGGGAGCTGGCGCTCACATTACGCCTTATATCGTTCGTCATAGTCGATTATGCGCGCATGACATTTATGCTGTTCCTCTGTGCCAGTCATGCCAGCGTGATATTGAGCGTGACCGCGATAATTGGGAGAAGACGCACGGTAGGCTGGCGATGCATCAACGATTGTTCTTTGATTACGCGCTTGGAGTCGGCGCTATCACAAGTCATTCGTCGAGCGTTAGATAAAATTGCTCTAATGTATTGCTATTTCTTTAATCGAGGGTATTATATTCGACGTTGATTAGTTGACATGGGCTAATCAGTAGGTGACAGGATGTTACTTAACTGGCAGGGACGCCACTTCATGGAAATAAATCACTCACGAATAACATCGTACGAGATTGCGGATTACATGATCCGCACTAAATCTCTTCTATCAGCGAAAGATCTCGCAGCAATTCTTGAAAAGGAATACCCGCATCTGGATGTCGATAAGCGCGATGTTTATCTGCGCTTAAAGGCTATCGCTGTGTCTAAGTATTCGTCTGTTTTGATTGATGACAGTACACGCCCACGTAGATTTCAGATCCACTCTCTGAATCCTGAATTCTTTCGCCGCAGCCGCGCTCCGCGCCGGTTTGATGAAAAACTCCAGAACGAACTCTATATGACGCAGGACGAAAAGGAACGCCGGGAGCACCAGCCTTGGGTGATGGCGCGTCAACTTTTCAATAAGGTGGTCCGTCAGCACCGTCATTACGGTAATGCCACATCCGCACGTATCTGATTGATTGCTTGCCCGTTCCGGGCCTTTTGACATGTGACTTTCGTTACCCTCGCGTCAAAAAGAGTTTTATACGAAAGGAAGCATAAGTGACCTGGGACGATCACAAGAAGAATTTTGCTCGCCTGGCGCGAGATGGTGGTTACACCATCGCACAATATGCCGCCGAGTTTAATCTCAACCCAAACACCGCACGTCGTTATCTCCGTGCATTCAAAGAAGACACCGGAACAGCGGACAGCCGTAAGCCAAATAAGCCTGTCAGAAAACCACTAAAAAGCATGATCATTGATCACGCTAATGATCAACGTGCAGGTGATCACATTGTGGCTGAAATGGCTGAAAAACAAAGAGTTAATGCTGTTGTCAGTGCCGCAGTCGAGAACGCGAAGCGCCAGAATAAGCGCATAAATGATCGTTCTGATGATCATGACGTGATCACCCGCGCCCACCGGACCTTACGTGATCGCCTGGAACGCGACACCCTGGATGATGATGGTGAACGCTTTGAATTCGAAGCTGGCGATTACCTGATAGATAACGTTGAAGCGCGGAAGGCCGCGCGCGCTATGTTGCGTCGGTCCGGGGCCGATGTTCTGGAAACCACTCTTCTGGAAAAGTCTCTTTCTCATCTCCTTATGCTGGAGAACGCCAGGGATACGTGTATTCGCCTGGTGCAGGAAATGCGCGATCAGCAAAAAGACGATGATGAAGGTACTCCGCCTGAATACCGTATCGCGAGCATGCTAAACAGCTGTTCCGCGCAGATAAGCAGCCTGATCAACACCATTTACAGCATCCGGAATAACTATCGAAAAGAAAGCCGGGAGGCGGAAAAGCACGCTTTGTCTATGGGGCAAGCTGGCATTGTTAAGCTGGCATACGAACGAAAGCGTGAAAATAACTGGTCAGTGCTGGAAGCAGCTGAATTCATCGAGGCGCATGGCGGGAAAGTGCCGCCCCTGATGCTGGAGCAAATCAAAGCCGATCTGCGTGCTCCTAAGACCAATACCGATGATGAGGAAAGGCAAACAGCCGTCGGTGGCCCTTCTCTTGAAGATCTGGACAAAGTTGCGCGAGAACGGGCCGCCAACCGCCGCGCCGATGCCGCATTGTGGATTGAGCAGCGTAGGGAAGAAATCGCCGATATCGTTGATACAGGCGGTTATGGAGATGTTGATACTGAAGGTGTATCAAACGACCCATGGCTGGAACAAGACCTGGACGAAGACGAGGAGGAAGACGAAGAAGTTACCCGCAAGCTATACGGGGATGATGATTAATGGCCAGAAGTTGCGTAACGGATCCACGTTGGCGCGAGCTGGTGGCGCTATATCGTTATGACTGGATTGCGGCCGCTGATGTTTTGTTCGGCAAAACACCTACCTGGCAGCAGGATCTGATTATTGAGTCTGTGCAGGAACAGGGTAGCAAGACATCTGTTTCGTCTGGTCACGGTACCGGGAAATCAGACATGACTTCTATCATGATCATGTTGTTCATAATCATGTATCCAGGTGCCCGTGCCATTATCGTTGCGAACAAAATTCAGCAGGTAATGACCGGTATATTCAAGTACATCAAGATAAACTGGGCTACTGCCACCAGCCGTTTCCCATGGCTTGCTGATTATTTTGTTCTGACAGAAACCGCTTTCTATGAGATTACTGGTAAAGGTGTATGGACTGTAGTACCGAAGGGCTTTCGTCTGGGAAGTGAAGAAGCTCTCGCCGGTGAACACGCAGATCATCTTCTGTATATTATCGATGAAGCCTCCGGTGTCAGTGATAGAGCTTTCGGTATCATCACCGGTGCTCTTACCGGACAGGATAACCGCATCTTATTGCTGTCACAGCCTACACGCCCAAGCGGCTATTTCTACGATACACACCATAAACTGGCCAAGCGTCCTGGTAACCCTGATGGCGTTTATACGGCGATCACGCTTAACAGTGAGGAATCACCGTTGGTAACGCCAGCTTTTATCAAAATGAAGCTGGCGGAGTACGGCGGGCGTGATAACCCTATGTACATGATTAAGGTACGCGGCCTATTCCCTAAATCACAGGATGGCTTCCTTCTTGGACGTGATGAGGTTGAACGTGCAACGCGGCGGAAAGTCAAGATTGCAAAAGGATGGGGCTGGCTTGCATGTGTGGACGTTGCTGGTGGTACGGGACGGGATAAGTCCGTTATCAATATCATGATGGTGTCCGGCCAGCGAAATAAACGCCGTGTAATCAACTATCGAATGCTGGAATACACAGACGTTACAGAAACGCAGCTTGCCGCCAAAATTTTCGCAGAATGTAATCCTGAGCGATTCCCAAATATCACCATAGCGATAGACGGCGATGGCCTGGGTAAAGCAACGGCGGATCTGATGTACGAGTATTATGGTATTACCGTACAGCGTATACGCTGGGGTAAAAAGATGCATAGCCGTGAAGATAAGAGCCTGTACTTTGATAAACGTGCTTATGCCAACGTTCAAGCCGCAGAGGCCGTAAAATCTGGTCGTATGAGACTGGATAAGGGTAATGAAACTATTGAGGAAGCGTCGAAAATCCCTGTAGGGATTAACTCCGCAGGTCAATGGAAGGTGATGAGTAAGGAGGATATGAAGAAAAAACTCAACCTGCACTCACCAGACCATTGGGATACATATTGTTTCGCTATGCTGGCTGATTATGTTCCCCAGGATGAAGTGCTTAGCGTCGAAGACGAAGCGCAGGTTGATGAAGCTCTGGCATGGCTTAATGAATAACTCATTGACCATGCCGGATAGAAACTATTGCGCGCTTTCGGGGTTGTCGTTTACTGGCTGCCCCTTCTTAGTTTTACGGCTGCGCGTAACTGATGCGGCTGATTTGACCTTTTTCTCTTCGCGAGTGATGGCAATTTGTTTTTTTACATTTTCAATATCTGCCAGGCGATATATTTTTGCCTGCGGCCAGCGGTCGCAGATGATCGGTTCTATAGAGTCATAAAGGCTAAATTTTGCTTTCTCGAATTCACCGTTGATGATGATTCCATCACGGAGAGTTTCATCGCAGATAAACACACCACACAGCGGCACATGGTAACTAACTGATTTACCATCATTGTAGTTAGGGCTACTGGAAATGTAGTGGACGCGCAGCATTGTTTCGCTAAAGCCGTGTACACGCATACGGAATTTTTCATCCTCCGGGTACTGCTTCATTAGCTCTTTTGTTGCTTCCAGGTTCTCTATGTATTTCGCACTGTGCTCATTGATCCCCGCGCTTTTCTGGATGCGAATGTCCTTATCAATCAGATGAATAATGCGGCCAGCGGTCATGTTGACGCTGTTCACAGCTTCTGTCTGATAAGTTGTAACCTTACGCACACCGCGAAGGATGTTAGGCACTGGATATAAAATAGTCTTTGGGATATTGAGGTCTGGGTACTGTTCCAGTTCCCGCGCCATTAAAGTCCATTTATCAATTTCAGCCTGAATGCTGTCCGTTTCTTTGAACGGCAGAACGACAACCGGGCGAACAGGACGACCGTCGCTGGCGGCATCAACGTGTTGGGCGCGTGCAACAGCTTTTTTTAGAAAGAGATCCCTGAAGCTGACGAACTCCTGGTACAGTTGTTCGCCGTAGACATAATTTATCATTGATCCTCCTCCAGAATTGACATGGCCAACAACTCACAGCGGATTACACTGGGAGTTGTTGGCCACCATTATAGAAGGATCCAACGAAAATAATAGATTTATTAGTGCATTTATTGTGAGTCTGGCTGGTTAGTGGCCATGAGATATTCGATTGTGTCAGTGAGATCATCCAGGTCGTCTTGGGTGATGCGGTACTCCTGATTGGATATCTTTGAGTAGTGTTCAGCAATGGCGCGGGCAGCGTCGGTTTCGGCGGGGTCTACAGATAAAGCGTTAGAGCAATGTCTAACGTCGTCGATGGTTGGTGGAATGAAAGCCATAATTATGCCTCACTGTATTGACAACACAGAGCCTGAAGCTCTGACCTACTGTTTCACCCATGATCCATGCTGGGGTAATCTAACAACATTGCGCTGTGTGTAAGATGAGCAATGCATAGCTGTAATGCCGTTGTATAAGGTTTCCCTGTTTGCTCATTTCCTTCTGAGCCGCTCTACAACGCTGAAGACACATTAAATAGTGAATCCAAAGTCGTATTACGAAACGGCGGCAAAACTATAATTTATTAGAGCAATTGTCAAACAACTATGAAAAACAATCCAGTTTTTGGCTGGTGGAGTGGGATTTTTCTCTCAAAATTTATTGCTCTAATAATTCTTGATTTTTATGCGCAGCTGGACGTAAACTCCTCTTCAGACCTAATAACTTCGTATAGCATACATTATACGAAGTTATCTTAAGGGTTATTGAACATGATCAATTTACCTGTAAATCCATACAGTTCAATACCTTATCAGGTCAAATAGTGATCACTTGATCATTTGATCAAGGTTGCGCTACGTAAAATCTGCGAAATGTTGGCAGTGTTAGTGCTCCAGATTTCGCGTAGCGCACTTAGCACCACCAATCAATCAGAGGTGAAAAATGGGATATTCAGCTGCTAAAGTGTCCACTCATCTTGAGCTTGAGAAAAACCGTGGTTACTGGCGGGCAAAAGGGTTTGATCGTGATAGTTGCCAACTGTCATTATCGCGCGGTGAAGAGAAAATAGAACGCACGCGCGGTCGCTGGCGTTTCTATGACGAGAACCATAAACAGGTAAAGGCAGAGCCGATCCTGTACACTTTACTTAAAACCATTATCTGAGTGTTAAATGTCCAATTTACTGACCGTACACCAAAATTTGCCTGCATTACCGGTCGATGCAACGAGTGATGAGGTTCGCAAGAACCTGATGGACATGTTCAGGGATCGCCAGGCGTTTTCTGAGCATACCTGGAAAATGCTTCTGTCCGTTTGCCGGTCGTGGGCGGCATGGTGCAAGTTGAATAACCGGAAATGGTTTCCCGCAGAACCTGAAGATGTTCGCGATTATCTTCTATATCTTCAGGCGCGCGGTCTGGCAGTAAAAACTATCCAGCAACATTTGGGCCAGCTAAACATGCTTCATCGTCGGTCCGGGCTGCCACGACCAAGTGACAGCAATGCTGTTTCACTGGTCATGCGGCGGATTCGAAAAGAAAACGTTGATGCCGGTGAACGTGCAAAACAGGCATTGGCGTTCGAACGCACTGATTTCGACCAGGTTCGTTCACTCATGGAAAATAGCGATCGCTGCCAGGATATACGTAATCTGGCATTTCTTGGGATTGCTTATAATACCCTGCTACGTATAGCAGAAATTGCCAGGATCAGGGTTAAAGATATCTCACGTACTGACGGTGGGAGAATGTTAATCCATATTGGCAGAACGAAAACGCTGGTTAGCACCGCAGGTGTAGAGAAGGCACTTAGCCTGGGGGTAACTAAACTGGTCGAGCGATGGATTTCTGTCTCTGGTGTAGCTGATGATCCGAATAACTACCTGTTTTGCCGGGTCAGAAAAAATGGTGTTGCCGCGCCATCTGCCACCAGCCAGCTATCAACTCGCGCCCTGGAAGGGATTTTTGAAGCAACTCATCGATTGATTTACGGCGCTAAGGATGACTCTGGTCAGAGATACCTGGCCTGGTCTGGACACAGTGCCCGTGTCGGAGCAGCGCGAGATATGGCCCGCGCTGGAGTTTCAATACCGGAGATCATGCAAGCTGGTGGCTGGACCAATGTAAATATTGTCATGAACTATATCCGTAACCTGGATAGTGAAACAGGGGCAATGGTGCGCCTGCTGGAAGATGGCAATTAGCCATTAACGCGTAAATGATTGCTCTAATTCTTTGATATTTATGGTGGCATATGAGAAAGGATTTCAACATCGACGGAAAATATGTAGTGCTGTCTGTAAGCACTAATATTCTGTCGCCATCTGTCATTGTCACCGTAAAGTTGAGCGATAGGATGCCTGATATCGACTCGATATCTGTTGCGTTCCCCGTTAAAAGCATGCGGAGTGCTGAACATTTTGTGATGAATGCAACGGAGGAGGAAGCGCGGCGCGGGCTTACTAGAGTGATGGGGGAATTTGGCGAACTCCTGGGTAAGGTAAACAATGCCCTTTCAATCAGTTCAGCAAGGTCCAAAGCGTTAACCGCTTCCATGATGAAATAAAAAAAAGCCTGGCAAGGAGCCAGGCTGCACAAAAGAGCGGGTTTGTATTCCGCATCCAATCAATCAAGAAGGAGTATAGCACACAGGTACTGAAGTGAAAAAATGTGATTCGCGAGAAACAAAATATATACCATTGCTCTAATTGATTGCTATAATTTGGCCGCAGTTTTTGTCAACTACGAAGACGTTGCCATTACTTCACTCCTTGACATCATTGGCGGCCATTAGGCCGCCTTTTTTTTGCCATATGAAAACAATCGAACAAAAACTTGAACAGCGCCGCGAGTGGCAGAAGGCAGCCAGAGAACGAGCGATCGCTCGGCAACGGGAAAAGTTGGCTGACCCCGCCTGGCGAGAATCGCAATATCAGAAAATGCGGGATTCTATCGACCGCCGTATCGCTAAACAGAAAGAGCGCCCACCAGCCAGCAAAACGCGGAAAAGTGCGGTAAAAATAAAATCTCGTGGCTTGAAGGGGCGAACACCGACGGAGGAGGAACAGACTATCGCCAATGCTCTTGGCACTCTCCCCTGCATTGCCTGCTACATGCATGGAGTAATATCTGAAGAGGTGTCTCTGCACCATATCTCCGGTCGTACCGCGCCGGGTTGTCACAAAAAGCAATTGCCCCTTTGCAGATGGCACCACCAGCATGCAGCACCGGCTGAAGTAAGAGAAAAATACCCCTGGCTGGTCCCTGTTCATGCCGATGGCGTGGTAGGAGGCAAGAAAGAATTCACCTTGTTGAACAAGTCAGAGATGGAGTTGCTGGCTGACGCCTATGAAATGGCAAACATCATGCACTAATAAATATATTATTTTTAATCTTAAATGATTGACAACTGACAAGTGACTTGAGTCAGAATCATCACACGCCCGGTACGGATGGATCCCTTTTCAAATATTCCATGGACGGCACAGTCTGAGTACCGGGCGCTACCTTCAGTTGTATTGCTAAGCCGCCGCTGGTGGCTTTTCTTTTTTGTAGGGGCGCTATGGATAAGAAAATATGCGTTGTTTCGATGAGCGTCGGCAAACCGGCGTCAATGACTGCTGCATGGATCAACAACGAGCTGATAATGGCTGAGCGGACCAGCTACCCTGAACGCCGCCGCGACATGGAACTCCAGCTGCTGCGCGAATTGCGAGAAAAAGAGGAAAAGGGTTTTATCGTGCTGGTGGAAGAGGAAAACAGCTTTATTACTGGTCGAGTTGGCCAGCGTGTAAGGTTGCGCGATCCCTTCATGAACGGCAGGCCGGTACTGATTGAAGCAATGCAGATTTACAAGGAGCTGGAACGCCAGAAAGCGATCAAGTTACCGCGCAAGGAATCCGGCAAATACATCCTCCACCAAAGCATCTTCGATTCCGAACACGATAAAAAAGGCGATGAATTTTTCAACATCAACTGGAGCGAAATAACGACAGAGCATGTTCTGACGTTACTATGTTGCTTTGCGACGGAATACAACAACGTTGCCAGCGCAGACTACATCAGGGCAATGGCTGGAGAAGTTGAGGCACGCCAGGAACCATCGTTACTAAGCCCTCTGATTAACATAATTCGCGGAACCCAAACGCTGGCACAAAAACAGGTGCCTAAGGGAGTATTAACAGGAAAAGGAAATTATCTATAAACGTCAATGCATTAGGGTATACTTCTCCGTAGAACTATAAGTAAATGGAGTAAGTAATGAGCGAGTATATAGAAATTGCCTATGCAGCAGCTACACATAGGCTGTGCTTTCTTACAGGCACTGGATTTTCAAAGGCTGTTTCTGATGATAAAGCCCCAAGTTGGCAATCTTTATTGGAGCAACTGTGCGGTTTATTGAAGGATGGTGACTCACTCAAAGAGGAATTATTTCCTGATGGAAAAGCAAAAGACCTTAGCCTTGAAGAGGCTGCTCAAGTTATTGCACTAAAATTTATACTTTCGGGGAAAAATATTTACCAGGAGATTGAGAAAATCATAGCCTCAATCGAACTTGATCCATCAATTGAATATATTCAAGACTTTTTCAAAGAAAACACATTTAAAGTAATTACGACAAATTATGACAAGTTAGCAGAAAAACTGGCTGGAGAGAATCGAACGTGTACAATCACCCCCGGCCTGCCAATTCCAAAATATAATTGTGAGGTTAAAGTCTACCATGTTCACGGCTCTATAGACTCCCCATCAGATATGGTTGTTACTAGCGAGGATTATTTCAGATTTATAAATGGTAATTCTTACTTTTCAAATAAACTAAGCACAGTTCTACATGAAAACACTATTGTTATTCTTGGCTATTCTCTAAGTGACGCGAACCTCAAGGCGATTATAAATGAATATAAGGTATTTTCACGGGACAACGTAATGTCCTCCAATATTTTCCTTATTTCCCGAGGAAAACTATTGCAACCTATTAAAGATTACTATTTTTCCTGCTTTGGGATTAGGGTTATAGATAAAACAGAGGTGTCTGATTTCTTTAGAAAACTTAACAAGAAAATTCCAGAAGCAAAAAAAATAAAAGACAAATTGAGGCACTCAATCAAATCGGTAATAAAAAACGGAAGAGAGTATAAAATAGAGTTCTTGAAGTTAGAGGATTCTTTTTATCATATCATTTCCTCCATTTCATCATCTGGATATAGCTGGAATGATGAAAAGGTATTAAAT